GACGAAGGAAGTTATGGACTTCGATGACCAGCAAGCGGCCATGATGATGCAGGGACCAGGCGGCCCCGCCAACCCCTCTAAATCAGCCCCAGGACCGAGTTTGCCCCTTCCCGCCCCTAAACTACCCCAACCCGCAAGACAATGAACCTAAGCGATATTTTCAAAAAGACAGGAGTAAAGGGAATCGACGATCTCAGACCGGCAGAGCAAGCCACGTTCCGGCAATGGGAAGCCATTCTTACGAAGCCAGAGACCACGATTGAAGACCTCAAACGCCAGCTTCCGAAAGAGCTTGAGCGGGCCAATCACGAGCTTCAGAGCTTCGACAACTCCGACAAGAAAGATATGTTTTACAAAGCATACGCAAAGCTTCTTGAGGACATCACGAAAATCATCATCACACCGGAGAAGGAACGCGATCAATTGAAACTCATGCTCAAGCAAAAGTATGGGCTTGAATAAAAGGTCGCAACACTAAATTTCACATGAACCAAAACCTAATTACCCTTCTCAATTCCCTCATCGGCGCTTCGATCACCATGGACACGAATAACAATTACGTTGTTTCGGTCCCCGGAGGCACGACCACGACCGTTTCCCCTTCTGATATTCAGGAGGCGATGAACGCGCTCGTAGCGTATGTTTCGGCCACCCGCGACTCCCTGCAAACGACCCCGAGCGCGGCAGTCCTTTCCGCTTTCATGCAAACCATCGAATCAATCTAAAGGTCGCCTAATCAATCACTCATCACATGGATTCAAAATCAAGAGAACGTTTCGAGGAAATTACGAGCATGGAGGCAGAAGCCCTCACACCGGGGGACATCGACTTTCTCCGCGCCCGCAGTTCGTATCTCTCGTCAGACCAGAGAGCGAAGTACAAGGCAGTCTTGGAAACCGAGGAAGCACCGAAGTCCAAGAAGTAACTTATCCCCAGGTTGCGTTAAATCGACCGCGACCTAACAATTAAATTAATCTTTGCCAAACCCCGAAAGGGACGGCGAAACAAACAACAGATGGAAGAAATCCAAACCCCGAAAGGGACGGAAGAGGTCAAGCCGGAGACCATAACACCGGATGAGACAGATCAGCAGCCTCAGCCCAAACCCGAAGATACCGTAGATTTTTGGAAACAGAAATTTGCAGATTCTTCCCGCGAAGCGCAAATGCTCCTCGAAGCCCAAAAGCAACGGGAGAAAGCTGAACAGGAATTGACAAAAGAACCAACCGATTCGGAATTCAGGACAGCATTCCCGTCATGGGATTTGTTCGATGAAACCCAGAAGGAACTCGCCCGCCGCACCTACGGCGCGGAACGAAATGCAGCCAACGCCACGCGCACCGCGCAAGAACTCAAAGATGAACGGGCATGGAATACGAGTATTGAACTCGTCACTTCCTCCGATCCAGCCTTACAAGGCAAAGAACAAGCGTTCAAGCAGTTCGCATCCAAACCGCAGTATAAGAACGTCCCTATGGATGTTCTCGTGGCAGCGTTTCTCCAGAAACAGGGTCCATCGACAGAACCCAGGCCGACGCCAAAACCCGGACTCGAACCCGGCAGCGGCGGTCCTCGAACACCCGAAAAGCCAAAGAGCTTATCAGCAGAACAACTTGCTACCCTTCGCGCATCAGACCCGCGAGCGTATCAAGATTATCTGAAGACTCATACCCTTGAGTTAGAAGTCTAGGCAGTCGACGGTTGGGGTTAACCACTACACCCCACTATGCCCTCAGCATACGCAACAAAGTTAGCAGAAGGCTTTTCCAGTAAGGTGATGCAGGAGGTCTACCTCAATGCAATCTTCGATGAAATCTGCAACAGAGATTACGAAGGCGACATCAATGACGTAGGCTCCAAGCTCAACATTTTGAGCTTCGCCAAACTTTCTGAAAAAGTCTACAACGGTAACAATCTCTCCGTTGATGACCTCTCGGAAGTCAACGGCCAGCTTGTTATCGACCAGCAGAAGTCATTCTACTGGCGCGAGAAGACGTTGGCGAAATGGCAGTCCTACATCAAGGAGCCTCGCCCCGTCATCATCAAGCAGACCGCATCAGAGCGAAGGAAGAACGTCGATAAATTTATTCTCGGCTTCTTCAATCGCGTCGCCGCAGGAAATCGGGTTGGAACGGATTACACGACCGGCACCGTCTCTATCGACGCTTCTGGTAACGTGACCGGCTCCGGCACGACCTTCACTTCTTCGATGGTCGGCAAAGCGTTCACTTGCACCGGCCTCTCGAAGCAGTACCGCATCGCTACTTTCACCAGCACGACCGCTATTGCGATCCAGCTCGACGTATTCGATGACACGGTAACGGCCTACGACGGCGGCGTCATCGCAGGTGGCACTTCGTACACGATCCAGGCAAATACGCCTGTCGCCCTCATCGGCTCGAACATCATGTCGAACCTCTTGTCCCTCAAGCAGAAACTTGACGACCAAGAAGTTCCCGACGAAGACCGCTACCTCGTTGTCCCCCCGATCATCGCCAAATTGATCCCGCAGGGTACGAACATCTCGCTCTCAGTCCCGGCAGCCTTTGACGCTCTCGTCAAGAAAGGCTTCCTCACGGAGCTTGTCGGATTCAAAATAATCCAGACCCCGCGTGTCGCCGGCGATAACGTCAACGGCTGGCACGTTCTCGCGTGCAACCGCAATTGGCTCACTTTCGCGGACAAAGTTTTGCAAGTCGGAATGGAAGAAGACCTCATTGGTAACTTCGGAACCGCTTACAAGGATTTGTACGTCTATGGCGCTCACGTCACGGACAACCGTTTGAAGTTCGCCGCAGAACTCTTCTGCACAGGATAGTCCTCATCCTTCAAGGGCCACTCGCAAGGGTGGCCCACAGGACTTTCAAAGGTCGAACCAAATTAACTAATCAATTAAATGTCACGAACAAAATCAATCAACTTTCCGAACTCGGAAGGAGAACTCTCGCCCTTGTTTGACAAACTCCAGAGAGCAGTCGTAAATGGCTTGCTCGTTTCAGGAGCTTTGGCGATCAAAGCCGGAGCATCGACGCTTGCGAAAACCGCCGCCACTATCTACTTCCAAGTAGATGGACAGGTCTTCACAAAAGCCGCTTCCGACATGGCAGCGCTTTCCGGCACCGTCGCGAATGCAACGTTTAATGTCTTCGTCTTTGGTGTGAACTCTGCTGGTACGCTCTCGACCACGATGGGAACCGCAGCCGCAACACTCGGCGCAGTCACCTTCCCGGCGCTTGCTGATGGCGTGATCCCCATCGGATTCGTCATCATCAACCCGACTGGCACAGGTAGCTTTGTCGGAGGCACCACCGCCCTCGACGATGCGACCGTTGTCCCGAACGCGGTCTACGTGAACACGCTCGGCGAATTCTTCCCTCAGTTCGCAACGATCTAACCGTTTGGCTTGAGGCTCGGACTTCCGGGCCTCTGGCTGAACCCTCAACACATGGCAAACATCCAAACAAAAACCCCGCTCCAATACTCAACCATTGGACGGACAATCAAAAAATTCCTTCATACCAAGATTGGAGCTTTCATCGGCTTCCATCTCGGCATTTCAGGATTCAACCGCATCGAGAACCGCATTGGGAGATTCCAACGCTTCCATAACGACGGCGATCCGATCAATGTAAATCGAGGAGAATATATTCAGAGCATTGAACAAGAAGACGGCTCAATTCGTCTTGGCGTCTATGTCGCTGATAAACTTCGCTACTCGTACAACTCCCGCGTAGACGCAGGAGCGGCTCTTTGCGCGTCCCTCATCTCAGGAACGACTCTCGGCGGCATTTCATCCCCTTCGACAGCTAAATATATCGCCGTCTCCCCGAACACGTTGACCGCCGCAAAAGGCGACACAACTCTTTCCGGCGAACTCTCAACGAACGGATTCACCCGCGCTCTCGCAACGGCAGGAACCTACACGGCTCCAGCATCGCTCGACGGCGCAGCGAGTTACGTCCTCACGAAGACCTTCACCGCGACCGGCACTCAGACCGTGGTATCAGCCGCAATCTTCGACGCAGCCTCTACCGGCAATA